GCAATTAAATTCTATATATTAGGGGGCATCTCTTGGGTTGTGTGGGGAATCTTTGTAAGGCTAGTATTAGTGTATCATATTACTTGGTGTGTTAATTCTGTTTGTCATATATGGGGATATACCAATTATAGAACTAGTGATTTGTCTAAGAATAACTGGATTATAGCTATACTAGCATTTGGTGAAGGTTGGCATTCTAACCATCATAAAATACCAAGATCAGCTAAACACGGGATAAAGAAACATGAAATAGACTTAACTTATTATCTAATTTATAGCTTGTCTAAGTTGGGGTTATTAAGTAATCTTAAGGTATATTCCTGATTCTTATTACTATTTTTCTCCGTCCCTCCGACAAGATTATTATACCACAAAAACAAAAGCGGGTCAAGGATAAAGGTTGATTTAGAGCAAAAAAAATGGGGACCCGAAAAGGTCCCCATTTTAAGGTAAAACTAGAATTACATCAAGTTATTAACTTTAACTTTTCTGTAATACTGATTACCAGTAGATGTAGATGTACCAGCTTGATCAGCAGTAACATATGGATTGTCAACGATTCCATATCGGGTTTTAAATCCGATTTTTGGTTGGAATGTTTGCTCACCCATTGCTCTTACCATTTCTAGTGGGACGTACGGACAATAGAACATTCCTGCATCATAAGGACTTGCACCCTTATAACCAACAACATATACTTGTCCAGCGGCGATTGCATAGTAAGGATCAACATATACTTTCATACCATTCATTGTACCAACGAGGGTATTAGTATGTGCGTCACCACCAGTTGCATGACCTGTTTCCAACATTCCACCAAGAGCCATTGCTGAAGCAACATCAGCAGAACAAATCATAACATTACCACGGCCACGTCTTGTAGACGTACCGATTGAGTTACGATCACGTTCAATTTGATACATCAAACCTTTAAACTTCTCAACTGACCATCGGCCGTTAGAGTCTGTGTCAAGATCGAAAGTACCAGCAGCTGTTGTATTCGTAGCAGCACCCCAACGAGCATTTTTATAAATGCGTCGAACTACTTCACGATTGATTTCAGCAAGAATTTCATTAGAAAGAATGTTTGACAATTCTGTCTCTGCATCCAATCCATGAACTGCTTTCAAGTCTTGAGCCAATTCCGTGGTGTACTCAGCTTTAAGAGCTCGAGTTTTTGCCGTTACGGAAGTTTTCTCAATGGTGAAAGCCATCTCTGCGAAATAGTTAGGAGCTGCATCACCTTGTGCTTCCATGTTAGCAGTCGTGTCACCAGTACCTGATGTCCATGTTCCAGCAAACGGATTGTTTGTTCCGTCTGTAGCAACATGAGTACCAGCACCAGAGAAATCTGTGTCTGCTTCGTCATGGAGAGCTTCGGTTCCACCCTGTGCGGTGTAATTAGATTTCATTGCGAAAATGAGTCCCGTAGGTCCAGTCATAGGCTGAACACCACAAACATCATAAGCAATCAAATGAGGCATAGAGCGTCGAACTAAAGAGATCATAATAGGATCCCATTTAGCAACTCCACCTGTATCAGCCATAGCACCAGCAGAGTTAGCAGGAGCTGCTTCTGATAAAAACTTTTCTTGATTCTCTAACAAACGCAATGTTACATCACGCTTATAAGAATCTTTAATTTCAGGGAGGTCAGCATGTTCCATTACTGGTTGCCACTTCTCTGTAATTTGTTCTGATAAATACATAATTGTACTCCTTTAATATTTTATTTACTTAATTAAGTTTACTCTCACTTTTCCATAAATTAGTTTATTTTTTTGATAAATTAGAAATAGCACTCATAATACTGTCCATACGGGCATCACCTTTTCCATCAGCAACTGGATTGTTAGTACCGGCTGTTTTCTTATTATCATCTACTTCTTTTTTATCTGACTTGAAATAGCTGTTCTTGATGATGTTTAGTTTTTCTTTATACTGTTCATCAGTATCGTACTCAACATCCTCAGTTAATTCAGCTAACTTTTCTACATCAGTATCAACCATTCCTTCGGAAATCGTTTTGAAAATATGAGCAGCTTTATATGTATTTAATTCTTTCACGGTTTCCATGTGCTTCTCTGTTTGCTCGTCAAGTTTTTCTTCCAACTCTGCAACTTCAACGACTAGATTTTCAAATACATCTTCCTTCTCATCAGGAACATCAATATAATGCTCTTCAAACAACTTCTTCAAACCAGAAATAAAACTCTCGGTGACTTCGTTACGAACACCAGTTTCAACTGCAAGTTTATTTTCTGTCATCCATTCTTTTACTGTATAGTTGAGGTAGTTATCTACATTCTCAGTCATCTCTGTCTGCATAGACTCAATACGCTCATCATTCTCTTTCTTAGATTCTTCACGAATCTGTTTGCGAATACCAGCAATTTTAGATTTAACAGCAGCTTCAAAGATTGTAGCAGCTTTTGTTTTAAATTCTTCTGAAAGCTCTTCACCATCTACAAGAGCAGAAACATCAGCAGAAACATCTACTTCAATATCTTCCTTCTTGGTTTTTGCTTTCTTACTTTCGTCAGCTTCTTCTTCGTCATCTTCTTCTTCATCATCATCTTTGGCTGGTGGGAATTCCTCTTTCTTGGATTTTTTACTTTCGTCTGTTTCTTCTTCGTCATCTTCTTCTTCATCTTCTTCGTGCTTTTCTGTTTTGGCTTTAACAGACTTTTTAGTTTCTTCCATATTTTCTGTATCATCCTTTACTTCCTCCTCCAATTTTTCTTCATCTTTAGCTTCGGCAGCTTCCATAATTTCTTTTTCCAATTCTTCATCACTTTTTCCATTTTCTACGGTTTCATCTTTTGCCATGTTGCTTCTCCTTTAAGATTATGTTTTAAGTCCATATATATTTATAAGATTAGAGATTTCCAAGAAATTTCTCGAATATCTCAAGTTTTTTTGCATCTAATTCCCTTGAATGAGTGGAATGAACATCTTTTTTGATATAATCTTCCATTTCACCCGTTACACTAAATTCTTTTCCCTCCATAATACCATTAACAAACGCTGCTGGAGCAGATGGATCAGCGACAATATCTACTGTACTTAACACGAAATCCTTCTGTACTTCATTGACACCAGCCTTGTTTGTTTTTACCGTTCCCAATCCTCTTGAACTAACACCAAGTTTAACACCAGATTCTAAAAGATTTTTAACAATCTTACCATTTGGTGTGTCCATAATTTTTGCTTTACCAACAAAATTTTTACCATCTTCAACCAACTCAGTAATAAGATGTGAAACTCGGTCAAGGTTTATTGTAGGTCCCATTGGATGTCCAAGTTCACCTAATGCCCTGCCCTCAGTTACAAATTTCTTATTATAATTTTTGACTTCACGTTGAAGAACAGGAAAAGGATAAATTCTACCATTCTGATTTTTAACATCAGATTGCATGAATACACCTTTGATGTACTGTTGCTTCCCTTTACCTTCCACAATATATTCTATCTCATTAGTGTGTTCTGTAATAAGTTTCATTTATTCCACTCCTTCTTCTTTTTTATTCTTTTTGGCCATTCTTTCTGTTTCTGCTGCTTTAACTTTTGGTAAAATTTTCTTAGCGATCTTTTTAATAAGGGCTTTCTTTTTATCTAATTTTTTTTCTAAACTTTCTCTACCAGACTGTGATAAGTCAGATTTACTTTTATCTTTTAAAATTTTCTTAGTAAGAATTTCTCTTGCTTTCTTTTGCGCTCTCTTTTTTAACTTTTCAGGATTAGCTTTTTTCTTCATGGCAAGCGCACGTTTACGAGCAATCATTTTTCCTTTTGCCTTCATTATCCTAGACTTCTTATTACGTTGTGCTATAGATAATGCTTCATCTTGAGTTTCTATGTTATCCATCTTTAGCAACCTCTGGTTGTGTTTCTGTAGGTTCTACTTCTGGTTCTGTTTCAAGTTTGGTATACTTAAATGCACTTTTAAAATTATCAATAGCACTATGTGTTTTATCTTTCATCAATGATGCAAAATCATCATTTGCTTTATTAAATTTCTTATCTAAAATATTTTTAATAATGTTTTTCTTTAAATCACTCATGTTGTATTTCCTTTCATTAGACTTAAATTTTCAATAATAAAATCTTCATTGTTTATTGTACTTCTTAAAGTATTTTCATCTATATTATATTTACTAGATGCCTCTGATATAGCTCTATCAATCTTAGTAATACCATATTTATCGGTCAACATAAACGCATATCGAATTGCATCATGTAAATTATTTAAATTAGAAGAAACTGCTTTTCTTTTATAATTTTTAATAAAGCTAGATTTTCTTAATGCCATTAGAAATCTCCCATATCACCTGTATCACCCATATCATCAACGGAGTCTAGTTCCGCTTCTTCTTTTTCCTTATCCATTTGTGCTTGTAATGTTTTAATTTCTTCGTCTGTTTGTTGAAGAATATTCTTTTTAACCCATTCATTGGAAATATACTTACCAATGTATTCTTCAGCTTGAGCAAGAATTTCAAATCGTTCTCTCATTATTTCATTATTTTTCAATTCAGAAAAATGTGCATCTTTTGTCCATACATAATCAAGATTATCTTTAATATCAAACCAATCTTCTTCTTTAATAATACCCTTTAAGAGTAATTGGATTTTCAACAAGTCTGTGAACAAATGAGAAAATCTCTGTCTCAATGTCATAATAAATTTACCAAACTTAACTTCATCTCTGTTAATCTCTGTAGCTCTACCAAGATTAAATGCAGTTTGTTCTGTTCCTTCTATTCTTGAAATAGGAACATTCAAAGATTGATATAGTTTCTTTCTGAAATATTCAATATCTTCAATCTCACCAAGATTCTGTCCTGATGGTAATGTAGAAATTTCAGTTCCCCGACCACCATCTCTCCGAGGCAGCCAGAAATCTTCCAACATTGACATTTGTTTTTTCTGATCTTCTACTTCACCCGTTGAAGCATTGTAAATTACTTTTTGTTTATATTTGTCCATTACAGAACGCAAATATTGTTCTGCTTTTAATTTCGGTAAGTTACCAACATCAATATAAAAGATTCGTCTTTCTGGAGCTCTTGCTAAACGATAGATAACAAGTGAATCTTCAATCATTCTTAATTGATTGAATGGTTTTATTGACTTATATAGATAACCTATAATAATTTGTTTTTGATTGTCCACCATTCCTGAATGAACATAAGAAATAGCATCTGGTGCAACACGAACTGCCGCAGAAACTATATTTTTATCTTCTTCGTTTGTGTAGACAAAATACTCCTGAGTATCTGTTACCATGTCTACACCTGTTACAGGATCTTTTTCTTTTTTTATTTCTTTTACTTTTTTTATGTTTAATGCATCAACAGAAATTAAATCTTGTATACCATCTTTTACTCTACCAGTATCAATAACAATATGATGATAAATTTTTCCATCAATATACCATTTACGAAATAAGTCTGATCCCGTTTTATTAAAATCTAATAGTTTTAAAAGTTGTTTAAATTCATTAGATATTTTAGTTTTTATTCCATCACTCTGTTCTACATTGTCTAAAGAAATAGCAACAGTTGGTTTCCCATCTTCGTGAACAACAGCTTCATTAACAACATCAGAAATTGCTAAGTCAACTTCTTGCGACATAGACATTTCACGATATTTCTTAATAAGAACATTTTCATCTTTTGCATCAATACCTGTATCTAGGTAATGACCCAATATACCACCAGCCTCAACGATTTGCGTAGCACCGTCAAGATTATCTGGTATTACAAATGATTTGTTCTTATTATCTGTTTTCTTTGCTATCTCAAAACCAAATAATTCAAATCCAGCCATAAGTTTTGTCCTCTATATTATTATAAAAAGAAAGGGGGAGAAATCTCCCCCTTTTCAAAAATCTTTAAAGATTTGCAATTCCACCAATATTAAATCCACCAATGCTAATGTTTCCACCAAGAGAAATATCAATACCACTTCCTGATGAACCACCATCAGAACCTTGATTATCCATCTTAACATTGTTGATTGCAAAACTAACAGTATATTCTTCTACTGTATCATTTGCATCAGATGTTAAATCAATAGCTGCTATAGTTGTCGGAAAAATATCTTCCAAAACATAACGTCTTATTACAGTACCTTTACGATCTATATGCATAACGTGAGCATTACCATAATAAGCAAAATCATCTGCTGCAAAATCCGAGACATTGGCACTATGTGCAGACATTCTATGGGACCAATTTTCAAATGCTGATCTATGTTGCCAATTAACATCATTCAAAACTGTTACTGTCCATTCCTCAAATGTTCTATCACCGGGAACTTGAAGTTGTCTACCCCGAAATGGAACAGGAATCGCAGTCAATGTTGACGCTGGAATTGGAGCTCCTTTACAGAAAAAATGAAAATCATTGAAAGCTTCAGGCGCTCCTTGAATATCTACCCTAAATAAATTAGGTCGTACCCCACCACGAAAGTTGGATGCGAAATCTGAAATTGTTGTAGCCATTTTTTATTACTCCTTTAAGTTTTATATATTTATAAGATTAACCACCGATTTCTGAGAAAGAAACGTCAGTTCGAGCGGCAATAAAGTTCAATTGAATGTAATTGATAGACCTTGCTGGTTTAACATAAATGTCTCCAACAAAACTATTCGTATCAATAATCTGTCCAGTATTATTTGAACTATCACAAACTACCTTAAAGTCAGTAATACCTCGTCTACCCTGTACTTCTCTCAAGAAAGGAGTAACCATATTAACAAACTGTGAACGCGTAAACTCATCATTGAACTCAAATAACATTGCTTTAGCAGCAATACTAATTGCTTTTTCCAAAACAATGAATAATCTTCGTACATTAATACGATCAAATGCACTTGGAACTGTCTGCATTGTCTTATCACCCCAAAGAACTACACCAGAGCCTCTTTGTGTAATAATAGGATTAATGCATAAAGGATACATGGTATCACGGTCTGCTTTAGTAGCTTCCCAAGATAATTTAACAACATTTTTAACTGTACCACGATTCAATCCGGCAGGTGACCACCAAGCATCATTCGTGAAATCTGTTCTTGCACACAATCCAGCAATGTCACCGTTCATTGGAACATAACGGAAAACATCATTGTATCTGTCGTACTGATATTTCCATGCACCATCCATAACTGCATAACTTGAAGAACCAAGAGCAGTATTGTCTGTGGTTAAGTTAGCAACTTGTGCAGTACCAGCATTTACTACTGAAGCTTTTGCAGGTGATACAAGAGCAATACAATCTTTTCTTACAGATGTAATATTATCAACAATCCAACGACCTGTCGTAGTTGATGCAGGTCCACCCATAACGAGTGTAACATCTACAACTTCAGGAGTTACATAAAGATTATATGCAGCTTGTAATTCACCATCTGTTAAAACATTATCATCAACACCAAGTGTTAATGAACCACCTGGCATTTGTAATGCATGAGTAGCACCATTGATTCGATTAAATGTTGTATTTGCTTTTGCAACACCAGCATGAGAATTACTATCTACTGTGGTTGCAGTTAATTGAGATGCAAGTCCCAACCAAATATATTTTGATTCATTTCTAAGTACATTACCAATGTAATTAGAAGAACCATCAATTCTTTTTGCATCAGATGCTTTACTTACAAAAGCATGTCTTTCTAATACTTCACCGGGTGTTCCTGTCCATAGACCATCTTCATCAACAACTAGAACGTGCATTTCATCCAAAGAACCACCAGAATTACTAACATCAGTTGATGTTCCGGGAGCTCTATCAAAGTTGGCTATGAATAATTGTTGGTCGGCTGTTCTTGCACTTAAAGCAAGTGCTGCGATTGTTGCCCAACCAAAACCATCTACACAAATAGCTTTTAAACTATTTCCCAACACACCGGGATATTTTGCAACAAATAATTGATCGGTGAATGTATCACTATCATAATCAGTTGCGTTGTTTACATTTGCTGCTGTACCAGCATCAGTATCACCAACTACTGCGTTCTTTGCAGATGTTCCAACATTTCTAACAACCAAAAGATTATTAGAATATGCAAGATAATTAGAAGCTGTGTGAAAATATTCTGCTGTATCATCATTTGGTTTGCCAAATGTTTCTACTAAATCGTTTTCTGTTGTGATTCTTGTTCTTTCTAATACAGGTCCCCATTGAAAACCACCACCAATCGCACCGATTGATGTTGCAACATTGGGAACAAC